ACTGTTTTAGCTACATTAGCTTCTTCTTCCGAAACTCTTTCCTTTATACTAAAGTATCTCCCATCCTTTTTTATTATCGCGTTCCCCAGCTCTTTTTCTCTAGCTAAAGTTTTAGAAAATGTTGGATGACTTCTTCCTTTTAATATCATGCCTGTTCTTGGATCTAAAGATGGTAAGTGATGTCTTGCTTTTGCAGGTGCATCTCTATAAAACATTTCGCGTTCTTTTAAAAGACCAAGTTCTTTAGCTGTTACATAATCATAATCATTTCCTTCTGGATTAAATCTTTCTTTTATCTCAAAACCTAATAAAGTTTTTTTATTATATTTGGCCATAATTCTTTTTCTTAGTTACTGCTCCACC